GTGCCCTCTTAAGGCAACGGTTCGGGGTTCGAGTCCCTGGCGGCGCACCCCGGCTGACCAGCACAGTTCATGATTCATGCTTCGCGGGTCGTGGCGGTTGTGGGGCGAGCGCGGGGCAACCGCTGAGCTTGCCCTGCTACGACCAGGGCATCTAGCAAGGCAGGCACGAGGGGGGCACAGCCGATGACGCAACCTGACCCGACCCGCTGGGGCGAAGGCCTCCCAACCGGACCAGCCAAGCCCACCCCACGGTGGCTGAAGGTCGCCTGGCCGATCTGGTCGGGGCTGTGGGCGCTGTTCTGGATCACCGTCGGGTGGGCGATCGCGCCCGGGTTCAACGTGCTGTTCTTCGCGGTCTCGATCGCCGCCGCGGCCGCGTTCGGGAACTTCGGTCGGCCCCTCCGCCGCTGACGGCCTGGCGCCGTAGCCGGTCAGGCCGCGAGCAGCTCCACGACTCCGCATGCACAGAAACGGAAGGGCGGCAACGGCCCGTCCTGTGTGCCGATGCCGCTGGCTTCGGACCAGGCGTGCGGCTCGCCAGGGTGGTCGACGATCTGCTGCTGGACGAATCCGTCGGCGATCACCAGCGTCCCGTCCTTCACCGTCCAGAAGTTCATGGGGGCATCCTATCTCCGGAGGGGGTGTCAGCGCCGTCGGGGCCGGCCGGCAGGTTCCAGGAGCCGGAGCCGGCAGAACAGCTGCGCGGCCCGCTCCAGCCACTCCCCCTCCGTGACGTGGCCGGCCAGGCGCCCCTGGTTCAGCCGGTCGATCTCGCGCTCGAGGTGGTCGAGGCGTTGGCCGTGGGTCACGAGCTCGGCTCGGGGAGCTGGAGGCCGATGCGGGTCTTGGCCGGCAACCGGTCGCAGGCGATCCGCATCCCCAGCTGCAGGGGGAGCTCGGCGGTGACGATCCACAGGTGCCGGCCGGCCACGGGATCCCAGCCGTCGTACACGCATTCGAGGGGCAGGGTGCGGCCGTCGGGGTAGATGACGCGCACGTTCGTTGGCGGCTCGGGGCTGGTGGTCATGGGAGCCACCAGCTGGCCAACACGATTAGCAGCGCCCACACCACCAGGACGCCGACACCGACGGCGGCGAGTTCAGCCCACCCCGGCCACGGCGCCACGTCAGCGGGGGCGGGGGCGCGGCGGAGGTGGCGGGCCCAGGTGGTGTCGAGGCAGTCCTCGGTGCAGAACTCCCCCGCCGGCGTCCTGATCACCGGCCGGCCGGTGGTGGCGAACAGACAGGCGCAGCCTGCGCACACCCGCACCTGGTCGGCTGGCCAGATCACCGGCCACCCCCACGCTCAGGGCTGGGGATGCGGAGCTGCTCGCGGACCTCGTCCAACGTCCCGATCGCCCGCTGCAACGCCGCCATGGCCTCACCGGCCAAGTCCTGATCATGGGCGTGCCAGCCGGCCTGCAAGACCGGCACCGCCCGCTCCAGCGCCGCCGTGGCGAGCCGCCGGGCCAGCTCGGGCGACATCAGCAGCAGATGCCCAGCCGCCGGCCCATCAGGGTCGTCGGGCAGGTCCAGCAGCCCCTCGGCGGCGGCCACGATGGCGGCGTCGAGGGTCGGGTCAGCGGCCACCAGTCACCTCCCGATGTCGGTGGGGGGACCGGTTGGGGGCGGCGGCGTCGCGAACCACGCAGGAGTGGTCACCGTCGCCCCCGGGCCGGCTGGTGATGCTGGAGGGCGGTGCCTGCGTCACGCCGAGCAGGGTCGACGCCACCCCCCTCCAGCTCTGACGGGCTCGGAGATGCTGGGGCTCGCACGACCGCGGCCGCGGGCCGCCAAGCGCCGCCACGCGGCGGGTCTGTTCGCGTCGCTCGAGGGCGTTGGCGAGCGCCGGGATGGCCAGCAGCAGCACTGCGGCCACGCCGGCCAAGATGAGGGAGGGCGCCGGGCCTGCTGTCGTGGCCCAGGGCGCCGTGGCTATGATGCCCACGTCGGTCACCTTCCTGTGTAGGTGGCCGGCACAGGCCCCAGGCCAGAGGTCGCGACTCTGCCTGGGGCCGCCCATCTCCTGTCGCGAAGGGTCCGGGCGGTCCGGCCAAGGTTCCGGCGCCTGTTCTACCTTGTTCGGCTGTCGTGCGCCAGTCGCCCGATGTGCGGGTGTTGGGTGGGCCGAGCAGCCTACGGTGCCCGCCAGACTGCCCGGCCCTGGGTTCATCCGCCCGTGGCCAGCCGGACCACGGACTTGTGGCCGTCGGGGAACCGGATCACGAACACCGCGCGGGTGTCGTCGACCCCGCGGCCGGCGGGGCGCCAGCGGCCCCGGACGACCAGCCGCTTGCGCTTGCCGGCCTTGGCGAGCCCACGGCCTGCCTTGTGGAGCCCGATGGCGAACCGCATCGTCCGCCGCCCCTGGGCGTTGTACCCGGCGACCGCTGCGGCGGGCTGGACCCACCAGCGGCCCCCGACCTTGCGGGCCCGCAGCGTCACGCAGTACTGCGCGCCCCAGAGCAGGTGCTCGGTGTGCCGGCAGTTGAGCCCGACCCGCTGGACGGGGACGACCGGCTGGTAGGCCGGCACTGTGAGCCGCATGGCCTGGACGGTGGTCCGCGCCTCCGCCTGGCTGCGGGCAGTCACGAGGCCGCCGGCGACCGCCAGCGCCAGCCCGGCCGCGACGGCTGCCCGCAGCGCCCAGCGCATCCTCGTCGGGGTCAGCATCCCGACCTCGGGTTCCCCCACGGAGCCCGCTGCCCCCGGCGGATCACGTAGGAGTCGAGGCAGCGCTGGCCGGTGGAGCGGCCGGTGACATAGCTCACGTTCACCTTCGCACTCACGGTGGCCAGGTCCTCGACCGGATGCCAGCCACCGACCTTGTAGACGGTTGGGCCGTCGTCGGTGGCCACGGTCGTCGGCCCCCACCGGCCCGGCGAGGCGGTCACCACGACCTGGGAGAAGATCGCCACGATCGGGCGGCCGTCACCGGAGCACTTCCCCCACCACCGGTACCAGCCATCGCTGGGGCGCCGCTGCAGCCCCAGCGAGCAGTTGGTGGTCGCGCCGACCTGCTTGGTGTGGCGGCCGAACAGCTCATAGCCACCCGGCTGGCTCTTGGACACGTAGGACGGTGCGGTGTCGTGGGTCTGGACGCTCACCACCGCACGCTGGTCGCGTGGGGCCGCGTCGGCCGGGCGGACCACCGCCAGGGCGATCACCACGGCCAGGGCGAGGGCGGCCGCCGCCACGGCCACCACCCGCCAACGGAAACGGGGACGGGACAGGACCATCCTGCTGCTCCTTCCAGTCGGGCCAGGCGGCGGACTGGCAGGAAGCCGGCCGGCCCGCAGACGGGTCCAGCCGACGATCGCCCAGGTCAGGGCGAACAACTTGACGTTGGAGATCCAGCGCCCCTGATGGCGGGCCGAGATCCGGTCATGCGCGGGCCAGCACAGCGAGACCAGCTCCCACGGGGCCTCGACCCCGAAGGTCCGCCACCCGGCATAGGAACTGTGATGGACCGTCTGGGCCCGGCAGCCACGGCGGCGACCGTGGGCCAGGCACCAGGGATGCGCAGCCAGGTGCCGACGGCGGCGCTCAGCCCAGACCGGGCCGAGGATGTACTCCTGGTAGGCGGTCAATCCCAGCCCGCCTGCTTGCCGCGAGTCCAGATCGCCGCCTCGGCGGACTGCTCACCGCGGCTCTCCCACTCGATGGCTTCAGCGGCGCGGTAGTCGCGCTTCCACTCCTCCTCCACCTGGAGGCCTTGGTGGCAGGCGTCGCCCTGGAGGTGGTCGAAATCGGGGTTGAGCGTGTTGAAAGTGCCGCCGTCGTAGCCGTCGCGGTCGGTGTAGTCGGGCCAGGTACCCGACTCCGCGCTCACTGCAGCCACCCGCCCTGGTCGGCCTCAGCGAAGGTCTCGCAGCCCGCCTCCGCCGCCGCGCGCCAGCCCTCCGGGACGGCGGCGCCGTCGCCACGGGCCTCGTTGTGGGCAATCGCCCGCTCCAACTCGCTCAGGTCGTCGCGGCCCCAGAGCCGATCCGACCAGCGGTCGAAAGACTGGACCCAGCCCCACTGCGGGCCCTCGCCGGCGTCGTTGCCCAGCAGGCCATCACGCAGCCAGCTCACGTCAGCCACCCCTCATCCGGTCGCCCCAGCTCCTCGGCGTCGGCCCTCAACAGGTCGAGGAGGCCTTGGTCGTCGGTGCCGGTGTAGGCCTTCATCGTCTCGACCAGGTCGGCCTGCTCGTCGCCGGACAGGTCCTCCCAGCGCAGCTCGCTCACGAGCCCTCACCACCCCAGGGGTTCGGGATGTTCGGATCGCAGTGCCACTGATCCGCGTGGTAGACCCCGCACACCCCACAGCGGGTGCCAGACTCGAACTCGAACACGGCCTCCAGCGGCTGCTGCTCGTCGGTGAAGTTGTCCTCGAAGGCGCTCATCGGTGCTCCTTGCTGGCCGGCTTCGAGCCCGTCTTGGGCTTTTTCCCGGCCGTCTTGGTGGCCCCCTTGGGCCGGTCGCAGTGGCCCACCCCGGTCACCGCCGCCGTCCGCCCACACACCGGCCCGTGGCTGTTCGCCTCCACGAAATTGCTCAGCGCGACCAGCAACCCACCCACGATCAGCACGTACAGGGCCGCCTGCAGCGGGTGCCGGAAGATGTTCGCGAGGTTGCTGGCCAGGGGGCCGAGGACGTCCACGGGGCTACTTCCCGCCCTTGGACAGCACCCAGGCGAGCACGCTGGCCACCCAGCCAAGGCCGAAGTCAGTGACCCCATTGGCCATGCTGGCGAACTCCTTCGGCGCCCCCGTATGGGCCCCGGCGGCGGTCTTGCCGAGGGTGAACGCCAGCATCAGCCCCAGCACGATCTGGACCTTGTTCCAGGTCTTCAGCGGCGGCCCCGACGACAGGAACCGCCAGAAGATCGGCGCCGCGATGGCCGCCGCAGCGAGCAGCACCAGGGTGCTGGCAGCGGCGTGGGCAGAGTTGGGTGAGAGCACGATGGCCTCCTTTCAGGCCAGAGGTGAGACGGCCGGCGCTCGCACTCCCTCGCCGGTGGTGGCGGTACGGCGGGCACGGCCCGAACGGTCCCGTCCCCGCGGAGCGGGGCGGGTGGGCTCCCTCGCCGGCGCCCGAGCGGTAGCGACAGGCGCCGGCGAGGGAGTGCGAGGAGCGAGGACCATCAGGGGACGCTCCGTGGGCTGCCAGCCCGAAACGGGGCCGGGTCGACCCAATACAGCTGGGTTGGCTCGGTGAAGCCCCGCGGGCCGACCAGCCCCCGCCCCTTGATCGGGGGGAGGCTGGCGGCGGCTGGGTCATCCAGGACGGCCGGGCCGGCCGCGGTCTGGGTGACGCGGTAGTGGATCCGGAAGTCGCTGGACACCTTGATGGCGGTGGTGACGACGTCGACCGAGGGGTACTGGGTCGAGAGCACGATGTGGCCGCCGGCGGCGCGGTCCTTCTGGGCGGCCAGGCGCAGGTTGCGGGCGTTGCGCTGGCGGGCCTGGTTTTCTTCCCAGTCGTCGGAGCCGCGCTCCAGCCCGGCCTCCTTGAAGGTGACGTCGGCGAGCTCGTCGACCAGGAGCCCGAGGCGGCCCTCGTGCTGGATGATGTGGTTGATGTCCTCGCCGGCGTAGTCGCGTTCGAAGCGGTGCTCGACCTCGCGGCGGAAGCTGGCGATGGCCCGTTCGATGTCGCCGGGGAGCACGCACAGCTCGACCCCGGGAGGGGCCTGGAAGCGGAGGGCCTTGAAGTCGACCATCTTGGGGTCGCAGACCCAGATGCGGGAGAAGACGCCGGAGCGGACCCAGTGGTGGTAGATGCCGTAGAGGGTGATGGTCTTGCCGGCGCCGGGGGTGCCAGCGACGAGCGCGTTGGGCTGCTCGTCCATGGGCCAGTAGCGGACCAGGCCACCCTCTGGGTCCTCGCCGAGGGGGGCGCGGTGGGGCTGGCCGGTGTGGTCGTAGCGGGCCGGGTAGGGGAGCTTGTTGGGGTCCCGGAGCCCGAACGCGACGCGGAGGAGCTGGCCCACGTTCACCCCAGCCCCTCGTGGTCACGGGCTGGCCAGGTGTCGGTGCTGGCGGTCGTTCCCCCCACCATGGCTTCGCGGGCGACGATTGCGCCGCCGGCGGCGACGGCGTCGGCGAGGAGGCCGCGGGCGGCCCGGCAGCTGGTCTCCTCGCAGCGGGTGGCGGGGCGGTCGGGGCCGTGCTGGTGCAGCTCCCAGGCGGCGACGAGGTGGTCGACGAGGCCGTCGAGGCGCTGCTCCAGCTGGCTGGCCATGGTGACGTCGCCCCTTCGCTGCAGCTGGAACGGCTGGAGCCGTTGCAGGACGGTGCGTGGCGCGGTGGGAGGTGGGGTGGGCTGCGTGGAACGGTTGGGGAGCAGGGACGGCGCGGCCGCGACGATGGCGGCCCCCAGGGCCAGGAAGAGCAGGGGCAGAAGGGGCGAGTCCATGACTACTGGACCTCGTCGAGGACGGTCGGCCAGCCCGGAGCCGGCGCGGTGGCGGTGAGGGGCCAGGTCACCTGCGGCTCCAGGGCATGACGGGGCTGACGGCGGCGTGGCCGAGGCAGTCGGTGAGGCCAGGGTGGCGGGGGCCGCTGCAGCCAGGCCGCGAGCAGGTGGGGGGACGCCGTCGCATGGCTACGCCTTCTTGAGGGTGTAGCCGAGGGTGTCGGCGGCGAAGCGGACGACGCGTTCGCGGACGTCGTCGGGGAGCTTGGCCAGGCCGTCGATGAGCTGGCCGGCGGTGGGGGTGCTGGTGGACTCGGCACCCGCGGCGGTGGGATCGTCGTACATAGCCCATGGCCTCCCTACAGGCTCTGGGTTAGGCCTCCGGGGGCTGGTTGGCGCCGGCCCTCGGGGGTCGCCTCCGGTTACTCCACCAGCAGTTGCCGGATGGAGTCGTCGCTCGCCAGCGCGTGCTGGAGGGCGACGGTGACGTACTTGCTGCGGTCGACGCGGATCCCGGCCCGTCGGAGGTCGAGGATGCGCTGGTCGACGTCATGGACCAGGTCGTGGGGGCAGTAGGCCGCGAGTTTGGTCCGGTCTGCTGCCACCCGGGTGCCTCCTTCCGCTGGTGTGTGTCGACTAGGGGCTAAGTGTCCTGCTGCTGGACGGTACTGTCAAGCTGCTGGACACCTGATCCCGCCGGAATCAGCCCCGGGAACGAAGACGCCGCCCCCTCGACCTGGTCCCGGTCCAGCCCAGGGAGGGGGCGGCTGCGGTGGGGGCCGCCGGGTCCCCCACCGGTCCTACGGGGTGTCCGGTGGGGCGTTGTGCAGATGCGTCGCCGGGACCAGCAGCCCGGCGAGGAAGGTGATGATCCCGACCAGCCATGCGGCGGTGGTGCTGCCGGCGGTGGACTGGACCACCAGCCAGTCCAGCAGCCCCCCGACCAGCACCGCGACCACGCTGAGGAGCTGGGCCTTGTAGGGGTCGGGGATCCGGATGGCCGAGGGTGCGACCCAGCCGGCCAGCGCCACCAGGCCGGCGGTGACGAGGGCCTTGGTGTCCTCGGGCAGCCGGCCGTTGACGGTGCCGACGCTGACGCCGGTGATGCCGAGGGCGGCCAGCAGCGAGGCGATGCGAGCGTTCACCTGTCCTCCTACGAGGTCGGGTCAGCGATGGGGGCGAGTGGGTTGGCCCGCAGTGCCTGCAGGATCGACTGTGGGTCGATGGCCACGCCTTGGGTGTCGAGGAGTTCCTTGACCTTGGCGGCCACGGCGTCCTCGTCGACGTCCGGCGGGGGAAGGGCGGTGAGGGCGCCCAGCACGGCCTCCTTGGAGGCGCCCACGGTCGAGATCGCCGTCTGGACCGCGTTGTAGACCTGGCCGGCCTTGATGTTGACCTGGTTGAAGGTGGTCTCGATCTTGCGGCGGACCACGGCCAGGTCGCGGTCGATGTTGTCGAAGCGGGCCTTGACGTCGGCGTCCAAGTGGAGCCCTCCTTGGTCGGCCGCCTCCAGGCGGCGGGTGAGTGCATCGGCGTCCTGGGGGGTCCCGACCCACTCGAAGTGCATCGGGTCCTTGCGGTCCTGGTAGTTACCGCCCCAGCGGAGCCGGTAGCGGGCAGCGAGGTCGGGCATCCAGGACGGCATGTCGGAGATGAGCCGCTCCGACATGGGGTTGCGGGTGGCGTTGAGGTCGACGGCGAGGCCCCAGGCGTGATTGCTCATCTTGTCGGGATCCGCCAGGGCCTGAGCCATGGTGTAGCCGCGGATGGGCCGGTAGGCGTGGCCCCAGTCGTCGGCGACCTGGTCGACGGGGTAGCCCTTGGCCGCCATGGCCTCGATGAACCGGGTGAAGATCAGGGCGACGCGGCGGTGGACGCGGAGGCGGATCCCGGCAGCCTCGATGGTGACCAGGTCGGGGTGGCCGGGGGGACGAGGCGGGCCCCAGCCGCGCTCTTGGGCGTTGCTCACCGGTCAGCCACCTCAGACGGTGGCTGCCAGCCGCGGGCCTTGGCCCACTCCCGCAGGTCGGCGAAGTCGCCGGTGGCGTCGCGGCTGCGCTGCTGCAGCTGCAGGTACTCGTGCCCGATGGGGCTGAACCGCCGGTCGCAGGCCTGGGCGACCTGCGGGGTGACCTGGCCGGGTCGCAGGAAGCAGGTCAGCACGGACTGGCTCATGTCGCGCTGGGAGGCCTTGAGGGTGGTGATGCCGGTGACGGCCAAGGCGGCCAGCAGGAGCAGCGCGAGCACGGCAGCGCCGGCGAGGGTCTTGCCGAGCTGATGTCGGGACGCGGCCGCCTCGGCCTTGGGCTTGACCTCCTTGAGGGTATCGGTCAGCTCCTGGACGCGACGGCCGAGGACCTGGAGGTCGACCGGCCGCGGCTGATCTGGCTGGGGCTCGTCGAAGGTCATCGGGTCCCCCTCCTGGCTGGGACGGCACCGTTGCGGGGCGGCTGCTGGCGCTGCAGCTGGGCCACGGCCACCCTGAGGTCGGAGAGGAGCGCGTCGACCTGGGGCAGGATCTCGTCAACCGCCGGCCGGCGGCGCTCACGCTGCAGCCAGCTCGGGACCAGCCGCAGCCGGAGCCTCATGGGGCCTCCTGGGGGGCGGAGGACCGGCGCTCGGGGATGTAGTAGGCGAGCACGTTGGTGGAGTCGATCAGCGCCGGCAGGACCCGCTCCTCGAGGGCCTTCTCGGCCTTGTCGGCCCGGGCGACCTCGCGGCGGTAGGCCTTGCCGGGGACGACCCATTCCTGCCAGAACGCGACCGCGACCAGCAGGGCGCCGCCGGCCCAGGCGGGCGCGGCGGAGAGGGGGAGGTCGTTGGCTTGGAGGAGCAGCCCCGGGAGGTCTGGGGAGGTGCGGAGGAGGAGGGCGGCGAGGACCCCGAGGGTCAGGGGGTCCATGTCACCGGGGCCTGCAGCTGGGGATCACCGGGGCTCCTCGGACCGGGCGGCGGACGGGCAGGTGTTCGGCTGCCGTGCGGTGCTGATCGGCTACAGGATACCTGCTGGGCCGCGCACCGATGGCAAGGACCGGGTCGCCATCCGCTGGTACTTGTCCGGGTGACATGTCCCCTTGAGGACTTGACGAGGGTCAGGGAGAATGCGCCCCTTCCGGTTCGAGAGGGGGCTCGTGGCGGCAACATCCCAACCCGCAGACAGGACTGGCCGGTGGCTGCTGGCCGGGGGCGCTCTGGCCTGCATCGTGGCAGGGGCGGCGGTGACCCTGCCGATGCCGTGGCCGCTGGTCCTGATCGGCCTGGTGGGGACTGGGGTGCTGGGCGCCGCAGCGGCGCGGCGGTTGGCCTTGACGCGGGAGCTGGCGGCCAGGCGGCTGCTGTGGCTTGGCCTGCTCGTGCCGTTTGTCTGGGCCCAGCCAAAGACGCACGAGCAGGTCAGCGCAGGTGGCGCGCTGTCCCTGCTCGACCTCGTCCGCGGGGGTGGCGGCCTGGCCTGCCTGCTGCTGGCCGTGCTGCTGCAGCGGCCACCGGGCCGGCTTCGCTTGGGTGGCCTGACGGTGGGGCTGATCGTCTACCTTGGGACGGCCTCAGCCAGCACCCTGTGGTCGGTCAACCCGAACGCCACAGTACTGAAGGCGGCCGTGCTGGTCGTGGCCTACCTGACCCTGCTGTTGCTGGTCAGCTCCTACCTCAGCTTCGAGCAGGCCATCTCGGCGTTGGCCATGTTCGTCCACGGGGTGCTCCTGAGCCTGCCCGTGCAGCTGCTCATCGTGCCGTCGGTGGCCTACCACGCGACCGCGCTGCCACGGTTGCAGAGCGCGGTGCCCTACATCCATGCCAACCTGCTGGCCCTCGTCGCCGTCGTCGGCATCCTCGCGCTGCTGCTGCGGCTGGGACCGCGGTGGATCCTGCGGGCGCGACCAGCACTGTTGGTGCTGTATGCCGCCGAGCTCCTGGCCACCCGGGCACGGTCGGCAGCGTTCGTTGGGCTGCTGATCGTCGTTGTGGTCGCTGGCCGAGCGGCCGCCAGGAGCCGCCCGGTGGCCGCAGCGTGCTGCTTGACCGCCGCGGCCGCACTGGCCGGGATGCTGTTGCTGGTCAACCTCGGCGGCAGCGACGATGCCACCGGGTTTGTGCGTCGCGGGCAGGACGATCAGGGAATCGCGACGCTCACCGGGCGGACGCTGGTGTGGGAACGGTCCTTGGACGTCTGGAAGGATCACCAGCTGTTGGGGACGGGCTATTACAGCGGCCATCGGCTCGGGCTGGTCCCCTACCTGCATGGCATCGGGGACGACCGCGCGAACTTGGATTCGACCTGGGTGGAGAGCCTGGTCGACGTGGGCATCCTGGGCACCGCCGGGCTGGCAGCGTTTGTGCTGGCCGGGCTGGCCCGGTTGGCCCGTCAGCCTTCCAGCCCGGCGCGGACCCTGGCCGGCTGTGTGGCCGTGCTGGGCGTGGCGATGTCTTTGGTGAACTCTTCTCTGCAGCATCCCAATTCCACGATGGTGCTGTTGGGGTTCGTGCTGTGCGCCGGGAGCACGCTGCCGGCGACGACAGAACCAACCCCAGCGGGACTAGGCGGCGCGCAGCAGCGCCCGGACCGCCTGGGTGGCGGCGGTCACGGTGCCAGTGAACGTGCTCGGGAGCGCCCCCGACACGCTGGTCTGGGAGTAGCCGGCCCACAGGGCCTGGGCCAGGGTGGTGACCCCGATCCCGATCCCAAGCGCCGAGCCGGTGGAGACATGCACCACTGAGGTGGCGACCTGGGGTACTCCCCCGATCCAGTAGAGGCCGGGGGTGAGCTGCTGGTTGATGGTGATGGTCAGCAAGCCCGTGGCCGTGGCGTCAACTGTGCCGGCGTCCAGGATCAGGGCTCCCGGGTAGCCGTCGCCGCTGTCGGCGTAGATCCCCAACCGCACGACCGCGCCCGCCGAGCCGCCGGTGTTCACGTCCACAGCGATCCGGTCGAAGGTGGTCGTCTCACCGAGCAGGAACGGCGCCAGGCGCAGGTCATTCAGGGTCGGGGTACCGGTGGCCCGGCTGACCACCGGTGCGGCGTAGTACAGGCCGGTCTTGGTGAGCTGCCCGGAAGGGACCTGGGTGGCGAAGATGTCGACGCTGTTGATCGAGCTGGTCGAGCCGCCGTTGGCGTAGGCGACCGGGGACACCATGCTCGTCGTCACCAGGGTTGCGCCGCCGACAAAGGTGTTGTCGTGGATGCGGACCCCAGTAGGGGTGGAGCCGTTGGAGGACACCCCGATCGGGACTGACGGGCTGATCACCCCGCCGCCGTCGAACAGGTTGCCGAAGATCCGGGCGTAGTCGGCCGTCGAGGTTGGCCGCACGCAGATCATGGAGCCGGTACCGCCCCCGGCGCCGGACTCCCAGGCAAAGGTGTTCCCCGCGACGATCGAGTTGGGGCCAGCGTTGATCCCGACCCTGGCGCCCGATCCGGCGACGGTCCAGCGGAACTGGTTGCCGATCGCGGTGAGGTGACCAGTGGTAAAAGTGTCGATCCCGGTCGTGCAGTTCACGAAGCCGTTGCTGATCACCCGCACCGAGAGGACGGTGGAGGCGAAGGAGATCCCGACGGCAGCACCCTCGACGTAGTTACCGATCAGAGCGCAGCCCTTGAATGCCAAGCTCGCATTGCCGTTGACGCTGATCGCGGTCGTCGGGGTCGCAGTGACGTAGCGGATGCTGTTGCCGACGACCCGCATGCCGTTGGAGGCGACCTCGATCCCGACCGTCAACGCCGGGTCCAGGATCGTGTTGCCCTGAATCAGGGTTTCCCGCCCGACCGCGCTAATGGAGTAGTGCGCGGTGTTGCGGATGCGGTTGTTGCGGATGACCGTCCCGCGGGTGAGAGACCAGTCCTCGATCCCCATGCGAGCGGGCGAATCGATGTAGTTGTCAGCGACGAGGCAGTCCTGGTTGTAGGCGCCGCCGCCGTTGTTCCCGGTCCCGGTGAGCGCGTTGTCCGGGGCGTTGAGGATGGTGTTGCCGACACAGAAGGTGCGGGAGGCGCCGTCGTAGCTGTAGCGGATCCCAGACCCGTCCAGGTAGTTGCCTTCGACTCGGTTGTCCCGGGCGCTGGTGCCACGCACGAAGACTGCTTCGCGGACCCCGGTCGTCTCGAACCGGCAGCGGCGCACCTGGCAGTCGACCGCGTTCGAGAGCCAGATCGTCGCGCGATCGGCGGTGGCGGCGGTGAAGGCCGTGACCGGGGCGAGGAACCGGAGTCCTTCGACGACCACGCCGGTGACGCTGGACAGGCTGAGCTGGCGGGCGTCGGTATCGAGGTTCCCGGTCTTGGCGGAGCCGGCTTTGAGGGCGGCGCCGTTGCCGCGGATGATCGTGTTGTTGGCCGGACTCAGGGTGTTGTTGTGGACGTAGGTTTTGCCCTGCTCGAACTCCAATACCTTGCCGGCCGCGGCGGCCACCGCGGCCGCGAGGCCAGCGGTCTGCTGGGCCTCAGTCTCTCCGGACCCGTCCCCTTTGGTGTAGTCACTGACATAGACCACCGCCCCCAAGCGGCCCTCAACGACATCCAGGCGGCTGTCGGGGTCGGCGGTGATCCGCTGCCAGCCGAGGGTCTGGTCGTTGACCGAGCGGACGTAGAGCTCGTCGGTGTCGTCGGTTGGCCCCCAGAGGTCGAGGGAGCCCTGGGCGGGGTCGGTGAGCACGATCGACCCGGCCACCTGCGGGCCACCGTTGGTGAGGGAGACATACGCAAGGGCTCCGCCGGCGGTGAGGCGGACCTCGTAGGGTTCGCCGGTGGCGACGGGGCCGGAGCGGCGCCGGACCGCCTGGACGAGGAAGTGCTTCTGGGCCATCAGGCGCGCTCCTGGCTAGGTGATGGTGTCGTAGAGGGGCAGGAACCCGAGCGAGGTCCCGTCAGGGGCGAAGAGCTCGACCCGGCCGACCACGCTGCCGGGGGTGGTGGCGGCCTGCGGGACGTCGAGGCGGCTCCCAGCGGCCCGCTCCAAGTCGCCGAGGCGGCGGTCGTGGTCGGCGAGGGTGTCGGCCAGCCAGGCGTCGGGGTTGCCGCCGACGGTGGGGCCGAGGTCGTGACCCATCAGGCCGCCTCTTCCTCGAGGACCCGGGGCTCGGTCGGGTCGTTGAGGAGCACGCGGACCTGTTCGCCGCCGGCGGCATCCGGTTCGACCTCCAGGCCGACGGCCCGGTAGCGGCCGTCGAGGCGCAGCTGGCCGCGGCTGGCGCGGGCGGGGAGGGTGTCGCCGAGCCAGAAGTCGCCCAGCTGCGGCTCGGTGTCCGGGCGGAGCAGGACCGAGGGGACCATGCGCGGCTTGGCCTTGCGGGCCAGGTAGGCCTTGGTGTTGGCGAGCAGGGTCGAGGGGGCCGAGACGCCCTTGAACGACACGGCGGCGTCGCGGGTGCCGTAGGCGGGGACCTGGTCGGGGGCGCTGAGGGCCGCCGTCAGCATGGCGGGGCCGTCGCCGGCGCCGAACCCGACCGCCCAGGTCGCCAGCGTCCCCGGGCTGGCGTCGATCTCGAACGGCTCCACCAGACAGTTGTCCCCATGCACCAGCGGCAGGTCGAGGTCCTGGCCGCGGGCCGGGTACCAGAGGCGGGCCTGGCGGGTGGCGTAGTCCAGATGCCAGTCGAACCCGTCCAGCACCCCGCCGAGCTGGCTGATGAGGGTGGCCAGGGGCGGGTAGTCGAAGCCCTTGACGGGGTCGTTGAAGGTGCGGTCCCGGGTCACCCCGGTCGGGGTCGGGGTGGGGCAGGTGATGGCGGCCTCGGCGGCGCGCTCCTCGACCAGGGCCTGGAAGATGCTGGCCTGGTCCACGGCTGTGTAGGTGAGGGTGCGCTTGAGCCGCTTGTCGACCAGGTAGGTGGCCAGCCCGCCGGCGTGGACGCCGACGGTCCCGGCGGAGAGGTCGGGGGTGAGCCGCCAGATCGGCCCGGCCCAGACCAGGGCGCCGTCGCGGCGGACGTGGAGCTCGCTCTGGCCGGCGACGACGTGGGCGAGGTCGGCGGTGTCGAGGTCCAGGGTGATCTCGGCCACATCGGCGAGAGGGTCGAGGTAGGTGGCCCACTTGCGGTTGGTGCCGTCGAGGGGGCCGACGCGGAGGCCGGTGCGGGTGGCGACCTCGAACTGGGTGGCCATCAGGGCTCCCACCAGACCTGGACGGCGACGTGGGTGGTGGTGTCGGCGCGGAACATGCCGGTCCCGCCGGTCTTGTTGTTCTCGATCACGACGCTCTGGGCGCCGGCGGACAGGCCGGTGATCTTGCCCTGCCAGCTGGTCGTGCGGCGGTCGTTGACGACCCCGGAGACCTCGGGGGCGGCGTCGTCAGCGACCGCACCGATCTTGAGCCGCAGCTTGTTGGTCTCGGCCGCAGTGATCCCGAACCAGCCGCTGACCGTGACCATGAAGCGGGCCTTGGACGCCCAAGCCGGGACGGTGAGGCTGCCGAGGGTGAGCCAGGTCGTCCAGGAGCCGGTGAAGGCGGGGCTGTCGGTGTTGCTGCCGGGGACGTACTCGAGCAGGTCGCTGGAGCTGGCCAGCTTGGACGCGGCGACCACGCGGCGGTCGGTGATCTTGCCGCTGGTGATGGTGGTCGCGGCGGCGTCGATGCGGACCTCGGCCAGGGCCAGGCAGCGCGCCGGGACCGCCGGCGCCGCCGGGCTGGCCGCGGGGGTGCCGGTGATGTAGGTGAGCTGGGGGGTGAGCGAGCCGTCGCCGGCGTCGGTGTCCTGGACCTTGGCCACGATCAGGTCGATCCGCGGGTTCCCGGGGTCGCTGGCGGTGACGGGGCCGACGGTGGCCTGGGCGTCACTCTCGAACCAGTACTTGCCGTCGCCGAAGCTGACGCCGTCGTCGATGAGGGCGCCGGATATGGCCGCGACCCGGACGGTCATGTCGGGGGTGGGGGCGGCCGTGACTTGGCCGTCGCCGGTGGCCAGGACGCCGGCGGTGAGGTGGCTGTAGCGGGCGCGGCGGTCGACGGTCGGGGTGATCTTCTTGTCCCCGCTGGTGGGGGTGGGCAGCGGGCCGGCGATGATCGTCATGGGAGGGCTCCGATCGCGGCTGGGGTGTCGAGGCGGACGGCCGTGGTTGAGGACGTCACGGTCGTGTTCACCACCAGGCGCTCCTCGCGGTAACCGCGGCCTGGGAGCCGCTGGAGCCCTGGGCGCGGTAGGCGAGCACGTTGGCGCCCGGCGCCAGCTGCAACCACGGCGAGTCCGGGCTCTTGGCCGCATAGCGGCTGGCGGTGGCGTCGAGGGTGATCGTCTTGGCCCCGGTGTCGACGGCCAGGGTGTGGCCCGGCTCGAGGGTGAAGTCGAGGGTCAGCAGCTCGCTGGTGGTCTGGTTGTGCAGCACCAGCTGGGTCACCGACCCGGCCGGCGGTCCAGTAAAGGTCGCGGCCAGCGGTGTGGGCGCGGTGCCCTCGTTGACCAGGATCAGCAGGGTGCCTTCGGCGCCGGCGCCGTAGTCGAGGGGGTAGTCGAGGGGGTAGTCGAGGCCGCCGCCGGCTTCGGCCGGGTCGATCGTCCCCGAGGCCTCCTCGAGGGCGTACCAGCGGGGGTCGTCGGCCTGCAGCTGGAGCTGGAACGGGCACAGCCCGGCCCGCCACAGCCCGGTGGAGACCCCAAGGTCGGGGGGGCCGGCCGGCCGCATCAGGGCTTGCATGGTGCGGCCGCCGCGCCACCTGAGCGAGACGGGGTAGGCGGGCTGGGCCGCCAACGCCCGGCTGAGGGCCTGCACAGCCGTATACAGCAGGTCGGGGGTGTCGACCCGGACCCGGCCGGTGACGGTGACGGTGCGGGCGGTGTGCCAGAGGCCGTGGGACACACCGCCGTGCTGCTCGGGGAGCTCGAGCTCGGTGACCTTGATCCCCGGCGGCCCCAGCCCGGAGATGCTGTCGATCAGGTACTCAGACCCGGAGCCGAGCTCCACGCTGCCCGACGGCGGTTGGAGGACGAGCTGCCAGGGCAGGCCGAGGGCATCGGCGGTGACGTCGGGGGCGATCACGCTCATCCGGCGGCCCCGGCGGTGGCGAGGCGATGGCGGGTCGCGAAGCTGATCCGATCAGCCAGCGCGCGGGGGTCCTCACCCTGACGTTGGACGATCGTCTGGTTGACCGTCATGGCGGCGGCCTGGCCGGCGGCCGCCCGGGCGGGACCGGGGAGGCGGGCGTGGGCGACCTGGCCGCCGACCCGGTCCAGGGCCCGGGCCAGGGCACCGGTCTCAGCGTCGATCCCGGCCAGCAGCCCCCGCATGATGGCGCGGCCGTGGGGCACCAGCAGCCGCCGGTCCTTGGGGAGGGGGCCCTTGTGGTCGGCGATGAACCCGCCGATCCCGCCCAGCACCCGGCCGAGGGCGCCGAGCTGGCTCTTGACCCCGTTGATGAGCCCGCGGATGAGGGCCTTGCCGGCCTCCAGCAGGGTCGAGCCGAGGTTCCCGACCGCCGCGCGGATCCGCGCGGGGATGCCTCGCAGGAACGACAGGACGGCCTCGAAGGCGGTCCGGGCGCCGGCCCGGATCTTGTCCCAGTTGCGGACGATCAGGACGGCCGCGGCGACGACCGGGCCACCCAAGATGCTGAGGATGAGGGGCCAGTGGCCGCGGATCCAGGAGAGGACGGCCTGGACGGCGCCGGTGATGGCGGTCTTGACCGCGTTCCAGGCCCGAGCGGCGATCCCCTTGAGGCTGTTCCACAGCCGGGAGAGGAACGGGCCGATCTTGCTCCAGTTGCGGATGATCAGGACGACGGCGGCGACCACGGCCGCGACCACGATCGCGATCGGGCCGAGGCTGATGAGCCAGGCGGCCGCGACCCGGGCGGCGTTGGCGAGGGCCTGGGCGCCGAGGAACACCCAGCGGGCGACCTGGATGGCGACCTGGGCGACGACGCGGCCGGTGGCGGCGGCGGCCTGGGCGGCCATCTGGGCGAACGCGACCGCCCCCCGCGCGGCCGCGGCAGCGGCGGCGGCGACCATGCGGCCAACCGCGGCCGCGACCGATCCCACCGCTGACGCCACACTGGTGGCGGCGCCGGCGGCGCCGGCGCCGAGGGTCCGGAGGATGCTGCCGGCCCGGGCGGCACCCCCGGCCGCGCCTTCCACGCGGCGGAAGCCGTCGACCAGGCCCTTGATGCCCTTGCCGGCCCCCACCGCCATCGACGCCAGCCCCTTGAGGCCAGAGAGGGCGCTGGCGAACTTGAGGGCCTTGCCGGCCCCGGCCATGGCCAGCAGCGAGATGGTCGCCGTCTGGACCCCGGGGGCGGAGGTCAGCAGCCCATGCAGGGCCCGGGCGAGCAGGTCGATGGTGCCGACGAAGGTGTTCAAGGTGCCCGAGTCGCCGGCCAGGTCCGCGAACACCTGCCCGACGGAGGCGACCGCCGAGATGAGCGCGGGGGTGAAGGCCCCCGACACCGAGTTGCCCACCTGGACCAGGACCGGGAGGAGCTGGGTGCGGAGCTGGTCGATGGTCGGGCCGAGGTTGGTGCCGCCGCTGAGCCCGGCGAAGGCCTTGGTGACGTCGCCGAGCAGGCGACCGACGGCCTCGATGGCCGGCCGGGCCCGCTCGAACACCTGGGCGATGCTGCGGCGGCCCTCAGCCGAGCCGGTGAAGGCGGCCCACTGGCCGGTGAGGCGGGTCAGGGTGGCCAGCAGGTGCTCACCGAGGGGGCGGGCGGCGCCGAGGACGTCACCGAGGATCCGGCCGAGATTGCCGACGATGGTGCCGAGCTGGCCGGCGACGGTCCGGGTGCGGGCGAAGAAGCTGGCCAGAGCACCGGAGGCGCGGGCGGCGCGGATGGCGTGGTCGGCCTGGGTGGCCAGGTGGTTCCCGAGCCGGGCCAGCCACAGCACCAGCGGCTGGGCGGCGACCAGCAGGTGCCGCAACGCATCGGCGAGGCGGAGCCCACCGGCGCCGAGCAGGCGGATGACCCGGACGTTGCCGGCCATGATGGTGGCGGCGTCGCGGCGGAACAGCGGGGTGGCGGTCATGGCGCCGGCGCGGCGGGCCAGCTCCCCCAGCGCCCCGGCCGTCCCGGCGACCCCGGCGCGGACGGCCGGGAGCAGCCCCCGGGCGTCTTTGAGGGCGGCGGTGAGGCCGGGGAACAGCCCGGCAGCGGCGACGGTCCGGAGGCGGGCGAGTTCGGGTCGCAGCGAGGCGAGTTCGCGGGCGAACCCCCGCGCCGGCGGGGGCAGCGCGGCGATCGCCTCCTGGAGTTTCTTGGCCGCGTCGGGGCCGCTGTCGCCGAGGGCCTTGACGACGTCGCCCATGCCGGCCAGGGCGAGGGAGGCGACGCCGCCGGCCTGGCCGACGGCCAGCAGCCCGGAGGCGGTGGCGGGGCCGAGCCCAGCCAGCGGGGCCAGGCTGGCCAGCAGCGCGGTCGCGGCCGCCCCGGTGGCCGAGAGGGCCGCGGCGGCCAGATGCAGGCCGGCGACCAGGGCGGGGAGCTTGAGCAGCGACAGGAGCCGCCCCCCGGCGCCGGCGAGGGCCCCGAACTCCTTGAACGCGCCCTTGAATTGGCCGCCGGCGTCGTTGAGGTCGGCGCGCATCTGGGTCAGGGCGCGGCGCAGCCGGTTGCGGTCGACCTCGACCGGGACCCGGATCGGGTGGCGTTTGGCCAGGGCCTTGGCTTCGGCGAGGGTCTTGGCGAAGTCGGCCCGGTCCAGGCCGGCGACGACCTTGACCCGCTCCTCGAGGCTGAGGCTGGCCAGATAGGCGCGGACCTCGGCCGAGAACCCGGACAGGTCGGGTTCGGTGGGGATCTTGACCTTCTCGCGCCGTGGCCGGCGGGTCTGCTCCCGCAGGCCCTCGTCGAGGCTGTCGCGGAGGCTGTCGCGGTCGACGTCGACGCGCAGGGTCAAGCGTTCGCGGGCGACCTTGACCTGCACTTTGCGGAGGTCGCGCCAGAACCCGGCGTCGTCCAGGCGCAGGGCGGCGAGCAGCTCCCCCACCTTCACCGGCCCGCCCCCCTTCCCTGCTCGTTATCTGGCCCAGCGGCGGAACGCCTGCTGGGCCTCACCCGGGTCGGTGATGACCCGGCCCTGCTCCTCCTCCTCGCCCAAGCTCGCGGCCAGGCGGCTGTTGCTGCTCAGGCCGGCCAGGAGCCACCGGAATCGGGTCCAGCCGAGCCGGCCCCGCTCGGCGAAGAGGTCGAGGCCGTATTCGCGTTGGAAGTCGGCGACGACGAGCCCCCACCGTTGGAGGACGGCCCCGAACCCGGGGCCGCCGCTTCCCCCTCACCACCGGCCGTGGCCTCCTCGTTCAGCCCCCAGAACTCGATCGCCTTGGTCATGATCAGCTTGGCCACCCCGAGCCCGATCCCCCGGGATCGCCACCGCTGGAAGGCCTCGGGGCCGACGGCGGCCGCGACGACCTCCATGACCAGCTCCGGGTCGGCCTCGAGCTCGTCGTCCTTGCCCTTGGTCCCCTGCTCGAGCTCGCGGTAGAGCCGCAGGATGAGGTCGAAGGGGGCCTCGGCCTGGCAGCGGATGGTGTCGCCGTGCAACCGGAACCGCGGCGCGGTGGCGGTCTGGTCGGCCAGGTACTGGTCGAGGTCGACCAGCTGCCCGCCGGCGAGGGCGTCGACGATCCGGTCGGTGGCTCCCTCCATCAGCTCTCCACCGGCTTCTCGGTGATGGACAGGGTCGCCTCCCACGGCGACAGGCCTTTGGCCTCGCCACCGCCGGCCTTGACCTCGACCGTCGCCTTGAAGGTGATCGCCCCACCCCAGGCCTTCTCCAGCCGGTACTGGAGGACGTGGCCGGACTCGCCGGTGATGGTGTCGGCGGCGGCTTCGACGGCTTCCTGGCCGGGGTCGCGGTCGCCGGTGTCGGGGTCGACCAGGTAGAACCCAGTCCAGCTCATAGTCTTGCCGCGGGACACGATGCGGTCCTGGGTCCACCCTGGGCTGTCGAAGTCGGTGGCGTCGACACTCTCGGAGGAGACGTCGAAGGAGACCTCGTTGAGGCCTTTGACGTCGGTCCAGGTTGGGGAGCCTTCGGTGCCGGTGTTGACCTGGGGCTTGAACAGGGTAGGTGAGACCTTGTCGGTGGCCATCGCGGGTGCCTCCTAGAGGGCGGGCCGGTGGGTGGTGGGGACGCGGCAGTGGGCGAGGAAGTTGACGCTGTGGCGGTGCCGCCCGGCCGGGTCGGGGCCGAGCCGGGTCGGGGGCTGTTGGGCGTCGCAGCGGACCAGCCACAGCCCGCCGGGGAGCTCGACCGCGGCCAGGCCCTCCAGCGCCCCGTAGATGGCCCAGGCCCGCTCGGCCGAGCTGCCGGGGGTGCGGGTGCCGCGCACGATGATCTGGAGGCCGAGCCAGTCGTAGGGGAGCTGGTCGGTGGGCTGGAGGCCGTCGGTGTCGCGCAGGGCGACGGCCTCGTCGGGGCGGTCGGGGAGCTCGTCCAGGAAGCCGTCGCCGCCGGGTTGGTCGGGGCGGTAGTCGAGCAGCCCCGCCTGGGCGAGGTACTGGGCGGCGGCCTGGGCGAGCATCAGCCGGTGGAGACGGCGGCCACGGTCACGGTGGTGACGTCGGAGTAGGCGACGCTGACCGGGTCGCCGAAGCGGGCGACGGGGAACGGACCGATGCGACGGCTGCCGGCGGCGGGGACGGCCACGACCACGTTGTGGTCGGCGCCGTAGCTGCAGGGGCGGGTGGAGTCGACGGTGACGTTGATCGAGCCGCCGGAGCCGTTGGTAACCTCCAGGACGGTCTTGCCGTCGTTAGTGAAGGTGTCGCCGCCGGCGCCGGCGGAGGCGGTGGCGACATTCAGGCCGGTGAGGCTGAGCTTCTGGACGGTCAGGGCGGCCATGGTCAGGCTCCTTCCAGGTGCGCCCGGACCGTCCGGGCCATGGTCTCGGTGAGCTGGCGGGCATTGGCGCGCAGGGGGCCCTCGAGGTACTTGGCGACCCGGCCGGGGGCGTGGCGGAACTCGAGGTGTTCGTGCTGGACGATGGCGTAGGCGTTGGCGGGGCCGCGGCCGTACCACACCTGGGCCTCGCCGGGGCCGACGAGCTCGACGCCGCTGTCGTTCTGGAGGGTGCCTTCCTCGAGGGGGACCACCTGCTGGGAGAGACCGTGGAGCTGGTGGGCGGCCGTCAGGGCGGCGTCGTCGGCGGCCGCATTGAGCAGGGCGGTGATTCGGGCGGAATCAAGCTCCAGCCTCACCGGACCGGCTCCAGGTCGGCCTCAAGGTGGGTCGGGCCGTCCAGGCCTCGGAGGGCCTCGACCGCGGCCGCGGTGTAGGGCTGGCCGGCGACGGTCACCCGGTCCCCCACGGCCAGGGCGGTGTCGGGCGGCAGGAACAGGGGGCCGTAGCGGGTGACTGTCTGGCCGGCCGGGTCGCGGGTGGTGCGGGCGGTGGCCTCGAACCGGCACGCCACGGCGACCGGGGCGCCGTAGACGGCCTCGCCGGCGCCGGTGGTGCCCTGCAGGACCTCGACCGTGCAGACCTGGGCGAGGAGCTCGGTGGGGATGGTGAGGCTCACCTAGACCGCCACCTTCCCGCCGAGCAGGCCGGCGCGGGCGAGCAGCAGCGAAGCGCGGGGGGCGAGCTGGTCGCTGCGGCCACCGGCAGCGCTGCCCTGCGCGTAGGTCACCGACAGCTTCCCGCTGGTGAACGACCGCACCTGGCCGCCCTTGACGGCGGCGGTGTCGCCGCCGTGGGCGATCCAGGCCTCGACCTGGGCGCAGGTCGCGCCGGCGAACGCCGCGGCGATGTCCGGATCCGACGGTAGGCCGGCATCGTCGACGTCGTAAGGGACGCGGACGCGGCTGTCGACCACCTCCGAGGCGCGCTCGAGCAGCCGGTCGGCGTCGTCGGGCAGGTCTGCCTCGTCGACGTCGAGGAAGCTGGCCAGCTGGGCGGTGGTCGCGTACGCCACCCCGCTCAGGCCTCCGTGCGGGCCTTGATCCGCTCCCGCAGCTCGCTGGCGGTCCCTGAGGGGTCGAGGCCGAGCTGCTCGGCCAGGGCGGCCAGCTCCTCCTTTTTGCGGGGCAGTGACGCGCCTTCGGGGAGGACCAGGGCGGCGGCGTCGTTGGGGTCGTCGCCGGCCAGGATCCGCTGGGCCGCGTCGGTCTCGCGGCGCTCCTGGGTCTCCAGGGCCTCGGCCTGCTCGGCCTCCACCTGCTCGGTGTGCTCGGGGTCCGCCGGATCCAGGTCGCCGCGGGGGGCGACGGCCCCGGGGAGGATCGGCCCGGGCGGCACCCCATGCAGCCCGGGGGCGACGACCTCCGGGCCGTGGGGGTCGAGGCCCTGGCCGGCCCCGACGGGGGGCAGGTAGGCGTCGCTGTTCGGCCCCGCCGCCTGCTTGCCGAGCACGGCCGCGTCCCGGCTGGCGGGCGCGCGGCCGCCGGGGCCGCCGTCGGGGTGTACCGAGGCCGGGACCCGCTCGGGCCCCTTGCCACCCTGGGTCACCTCGTAGCCGGTCTGGCGGAAGTAGGCCAGCGCGCCGGGGGCCAGCTCCGCCGCGTAGCCGACACCCTGCTCGAAGACGACCCCGCAGCTCGTGCCGGTGTAGTCGCCCTGCGGCGCCCGGACCGTCCAGCCCGCCATCAGGCGACCTTGACGTTGGTCAGCTTCGCGGCCGCCTTCGTGGCCTTGAGGGCGATCGCGACCGGGCCCATCTCGACCTCGCCGGTCTTGACCGCGCCGGCGGTGGTGAAGTCAGGCAGCCACGTGCGGACCAGGGGGCTGTTGACCTCGGCGACGCCGTGGAAGCCGTCCATGCCGAGGCGGACCGCGTAGATGTCGGTCAGGCCGGTGACGTTGGTGGTGCCGGCCCCCAGGTCCAGGTCGCGGGTCTCGGTCGGGATGATCCAGGAGCTGGAGCCGGCCTTCTCGCCCAGGTCGACGAACCGGATGCCGTTGTAGCCGTCGACGCGGCGGCCGAAGGCGTCCTCGGAGGGGGTGAGGTAGCCGGCCCACTTGGCCAGCGCCCGGATCCGGCCGATGCCCTGGGTGTTGGCGAGGATGAGGACGTTCTCGCGGCTGTCGAGGGCGTCCAGCAGCGCGTCCAGCCACTCCATGGCCGCGAACGCCTCGGCCTGGGTGTCGATCGTGGCCGAGCGCCAGTCCAGCCCGGCGGTGACGCTGCCGTCGGTGATGCCGAGCTCAGTGGAGGAGCCGACGAGGGCCTTCTTGAGGCCATCGAAGCCGTTGGCGTCCACGGCAGTGTCGCCGTTGATGGCGGCGTCGGCGAACTTGGTCCGGGTGGCCTTGACCAGCTCGGCGAGCTGGAAGCTGGTTTCGGCGGCGGCGCGGCCCAGGCGGTGGGAGACGCGGTCGATCTGGAAGCTGCCGCCCAGCGGCTTGAGCTCGACGGTGTAGCGGGCCTTGGTGACCTCGGTGGGGGTGTACTCGGCGTTGATCGCGCGGAACGCGGCGGCGCGCTGGCTGGTCTGGCGGGTGTAGCCGTAGATCAGGGTGCCGCCGCCGGTTGGGGAGACGGCGTCGTCGAAGGTGAGGGCGTCGAGCAGGGCCGAGGACTTGCGGAACTCGTCGATGATGTTGACGTCGATGTCGTCGGTGGCGTTCAGCTTGGCCTGGGCCAGGGTGACGACCCCGGCCTCGGCGCCGAGGGAGGCGACCGCCAGGCGCAGGCGCTGGTGGAGGCGGTCGGCGAGGCGGGCGGGCGCGGGCGAGCCGAGGATGGCGGCCAAGAACGAACCAACGAGGACGAGGGCGGCGGCCGAGCCGGCCAGCACCGAGAGCCGAAGCACGGGAGGTGGCCTCCTGGAGGCGAGAGAAGAGCACGCGAGAACGGAGGGTCCCGGTTCGCCACTCCAGGTGGCCCGTCGGGTCTCGCGTCCGCCTCCAGGGCGGTCCTACGAGCTGCTCGTCCGCGTCCACCTCCAGGGTGGCCTGTGCGGCTGCTGAGCGGGATGGTGCGGCAGCCGAACAGTGGCTGTCAAGCAGCCGGGCCGGTCATCGCTGGTAGCGGGCGGCGATCGCCTCCTCGAGGGTCTTGGCCTTGCCGCCGGAGCCGCCGTTGCCGCCCTCGAACCCGCCCCCGCCGCCGGCGCCCGGGTACTTGGTGAGCTTGAGGCCGGGCTCGTCTTTGACCGCGGCGTCGAGGGCCTTGCCGATGGCCTTCTTGGCCTCGGCCTCATCAGCGGGGTCGACGTCCTTCAGGGTCTCGGCGAGGTAGGGCCAGGCAAGGCGGCCGTTGATCTCCTTGGTGGCGGCGACGTCGTTGAAGACGCCGCGGAGGGCGAGGCGCCGGTTCTCCCGCTTGAGGTCGGCCAGCTCCCGCTGTTCCTTGCGGCGTTCGGCCTCGGCCTCCTCCCGCGCCTTGGCCTCAGCTTGGCGCTTGGCCTCGTCCGGCTCGTGCTTGGCCCGCAGCTCCTGGGCTTCCTTCTCGGCTTTCTCGCGGGCCTCGCGTTCGGCCTTGGACTCGGTGCGGAACCGGCCGGCCTCATCCCGGGCCCGCTTCAGCTCGGCGTTGACCTTGCGGAGCGCGGCCCGTTCGGCCTCGGTGGGGGTCTCGTTCTTGTCGAGCTTGTCGAGGGCGGCTTGGGCTTGCTCGTCGAGCGATCGGGTGTCGGGGGGCGGGTCGCTGGAGCCGCCCTGGCCGCCTTGGCCGCCCGCTCCCCCACCGTCACCGTCGCCGTCGGGGGCGCCGCCGGCGATGACCGGCATGAGGGGTCGGCCGGCCCGGGCCCACCAGCGGCGGCCGCGGACGAGCATGGTGTGGAACTCAGGCATCGGGTGCTCCTTCCGGGTCGACGACGACCACATCGAAGGGGTGCAGGTGGTCGCCGTACCAGGTCAGCCAAACGTGGGGGTCCTCGGCCAGCCGCTCCAGGTCGCCATCTTCGAGCACCAGGCGGACGCAGATCCTCGGGTGGCCAGTGGACTGGCCGACGTCGACCAGGGTCTCGACCGGGCGGATCTCGCCGGTAGGGTCGCCGTCGGGTGGGGCGAAGACGACACGACGGGCGCCTTCCCAGATGAGGTCGTCGGGGATCGGGACCGGCCGCATCAGAACGTGCCCGGCTCCGAGACCGGCTTGGCCAGCTCCTCGTCGACCGGCTGCTGGACGGCGCCGCACTGGGCGCAGACGACCGGGCCGGCCTGGAGCAGGTCGGGGCCGACCTTGGCGGCCATGACCGCCCGGGGCTTGCCGTACCAGCGGCAGCTGCTGGTGGGGCAGCTGACGGTCGGGTAGATCATCGGCCCCTCCGGTTCCTGGTGCGGGCGGCCTTGCGGGCCATCCGGGAGCGGGTCGGGTGGCCCTTGGCCATGGCGTTGGAGATCCGGGCCGCCTTGCGCTTGCTCATCCCGCGGCGGCGCAGCGCCTCATACCAGCGGCTGTTCTTGATCGAGGGGCCGTGTCGGTGGCCGGGCATCAGCGGGCACCTCCGATCTGGGTCCGACCCTGGGAGTACCGGAGGCTGTTCGGCGACGTCGCGGCCACGTGCTCCCGCAGCCTGGCCATCGCCTGCTTGCGGTGACGGGTGGCCTTGGCCTTGGCGACGTCGTCGAGGGCGACCAGCTCGCGGCGGCGCCACTTGCGGACCAGCCGCTCCAGCGACCGCGCGTAGGCGCGGGCGGCCTCCCCCTCCGGATCCGCCGTCGGCCCCTCCAGGGATGGGGTGACGCCGGGCAGGTAGGCGGCGAGGCCGTGGCGGCAGCCCGGATGGAACAGCCCGGCCGCGGTGGCCTCGGCCAGACTCGCATACCCCTGGCCATCAGCACCGATGGACAGGATGCGGCCTTCCCAGGGGCGGCAGACCACGCACTCGCCGGGCACATCCGACACCCGGACCAGCCCGATCCCGTGGTCCTGCAAGCGGTCGAGGGCCGCGTTAAGCAGCGTCCGCTCGGTCACGGCACGGGTGGCCATCTCCACGTAGGCGGCGAGCTCCCAACGGCGGCCGCGGGCGTCGACGAACCCGGTGATGCCCTCGTCGGCGAGGCGGTCCAGGGCCCGCTGGGCGGCCTGCCGCCGCGTGGCACCGCCGGCGATCGCGTCGCGTACCGTCCCCTCCACCGACGGGAGGGCGGTGCCGGTCGGGAGGCGGCTGGCCTGGGTGGCGGCCCGCTGCCAGCCGCGGGCGGCCTGCCCCGGGGCGTCGGCGGCGGCGCGGTCGAGCCGCCACATGAGGTCGGTGACCTGCTGGCGGCGGGTCTGTTCGGCCCGGCCGGCACGCTCGAGGGCACGGCTGGCCGCGGCTGTCAGGGTCGCCCCGGCGCGTTGGAGCCGGTCGGCCTCCCCATCGGCGGCCCGCTCACCGGCGGTCCAGGCGTCGCCGACGGCCTCCACGGCCAAGGTGAGCATCCGGGGGCGGAGCGCGGCGAGGCGGCGTTCGGCGAGGCGGCGGAGGGCCTGGGCGTGGAGGGCGACCGCGACCAGCGGGTCAGCGGCCTTGAGGACGGCCAGCAGGAGCCGGGCGGCGGCAGGGAGGAGGGTGACCTCGAGGCCGGAGAGGAGCCGACGGAGGCGTTGGGCGGCCCGGGTGGCTGATTCCGGCCGAATCACGCGCCGAGCCTCGCCCTGCGCCGAGCGTCCTGCTCCTGATGCCAAGCCTCGCGAGTTCGCCGCTGACGCCGCGTCATGGCCGGCGTGCGCGACCAGGCCCGCGGCTGGGCAGCGCCCTGCGGGTGGCCGTAGGGCAGCGGCAGGTAGGACGTGTTGCCGTCGTCGGTCCAGACGTAGTTGTTGGACCGGTGCAGCCCGTCGTGGCCGCGGCGCAGGCCGCAGCGCCAGAAGGTGTAGCCGCCGCTGCCAGGCGTACCGTCGTTGGGGCAGTGGTTGCAGTAGCCGGCCAGCATGGCCCGCAGGTCGTACCAGGCGTTCTTGACGCGATGAATGGCCCGCCAGGCCTTCCCGGGCAGCCTCACTCCGGTTCGCCTCCTTCCCCCTCGCCCTGGCCGCCGCCGCCCTGGCCGAACGGCTCGGGTGGCCGCTCGGCCTCGCGGCGCTTGGCGATGCGGGCGACCTCCTCGGCCCGCTCCGCTTCCGTCCACCTGGGGTGGGCCATCTCGACCTTGATCTCGTCGGAGACGGCCTCGGCGCTGTCGAGCAGGGCGATCGTCTGGGCGACCTCGGCCAGGTCGCTCTCGAACACGTCGCCGGGCTCCAGGTTCGGCCGCTCGACGTCGGTGCTGCGGCCGAAGACCTCACGGTCGAACAGCAGCAGCCGCTCGGCCAGCCGCTCAGCCGCGGACTCCCAGTAGCCCCACTTCGCTCTCGTCGTCGCGACGGACTTGCGTTCCTTGATCCGCCGCGCCGTCCCGCTCTCGGCCGGCCCCTCGATCTCCAGCCCGAAGCTCTGGGGGGCGTAGCCGCTGGCGTTGACGATCTGGGCGAACAGCTCCCGGCACGCGCCGACCAGCTGCTCGGTGCGGATCTCGAACTGGACCGGCTCGATCGCCGGCGAGTCGGTCGACCCGGGTGGCAGGTCGAGGGGGGCGAAGACCTCGGCGTCCAGGTCGAAGGCCTTGCCGTCGCCGGCGCGGCCCTGGTCGAGATACTCGTCGGGGACCAGGATGCGGCCCTTGGCCAGGCGGATCTCCCGGATCAGGGCCGTGTAGGTCTCATCCAGGGCGTCCATGAGGCTCTCGGCGCCCTCGAAGTCGCTGCGGCCCCACATCGCCGCCGCCCGGTCAGCGCGAAGCCGCCGTGCTGGGCGCTGGTTGGCGACGTACTCGACGTCCAGCCCACCGAGGGGCGACAGGTCGGGGAGCTGGACGGTGACCTCCAGGCCCTGGCCGAGCGGCCGGGTCGCGTCCTGCTCGGCGAGGTTGACCTGGCGGCCGATCGCCTCGGCGGTGCCGAGATACAGGCGGTGGGCGACCCGGCCGGGCTCATGCAGCTCCAGGTGCCGCCAGGTCTTCTGGGGGTCGTCGTCGGGGCCGACCTGCCGCCAGAAGATCACCTCCGTGAGGCGGCCGCGGCGGAAGGTGGGAACGGCGGCGTCGGCGTGGACGAGCTCCCACAGGGGGTGGTCGGCGACGGCGGTGTCCCAGCTGGCGACCAGGTAGACGCCACCGAGGGCCCCTGAGACTTCCATGGCCTCGTGGAGGCGGTTGTTGCCGCCGTTGTCCCGCAGGATCTCATCCAGGCGCCGCTGGATGGGCCGCTGCTCCGAGGGGGCTTTGCCTTCGGAGGGGATGGACCAGACGGGGGGCTCGCCGACCAGCATGTCGGCGCCGGACTTGGCGATGTCGGCGGCGGCGGGGAGGTGCAGGCGCTGCCGCGAGGTGGGGACGAGGGTGTCGACGGTCCGGGACCAGAATCCGCCGAGGACGCGGGTGGTGGTGCGGTTGACGGTGGCGTACAGCTTCCCCAGGCTCGCCGGGTCACCCTGGTACCAGGTGGCGGCCTCGGCCAGGGCCTCATAGGCGCGGGTGAACTCGGTGGGCGGCCAGGGCGCCCTGGTGTCGGTGGGGAACGGCATCAGGCGTCCCGCTCCATCAGCGCCTGCTTCAGGTAACAGGCCAGGTCCAGGGCTTCCTCGTAGGCGTCGCGGAGCGCGTCGCGGCCGTTGTGGGGCTGCAGCGGCGTCCCGTAGCGCTGGGTGCCGAGGCGCTTGCGGGACTGGATGTCTGCCGAGACAGCGTCGTGCACCAGGGCGTGGTCGTTGGCGTCGGGCAGCGGCTGGTCTCCTTCACGGAGCCGCACCTACTGCCTCGTCTGCTCGACCGGCTCGTCGTCGCGGTCCTCGACCTTGACCTCGACGACGCGGCCGCCGGCGAGCTCGATCGCGTCCAGGACCTGGCCGACCACGCCGCGGTCGAAGCTGGTGTGCTGCTGGATGAGCTCGATGAGGTCCTCGCGGGTCGCGCTGCGCTGCCGTCGTGGCATCCTGCCCCCCTCCGTGCGGATGCTGCTCGCCTGCCGTGCATCATGCCACGAGACTGCCTGGCTGCCGAACACCAGACGGCCCGTTGGCGGCCTGTAAAGGGCCCTCAGAGGCCCGCAGCGCCTGTCCGGCGGGTCCTGAGACCTCCGGGCGCTCAGGCGGCGTCCTGTTCACGTCGCAGCCACCGGGCCCACTCGGCCCGGGCGGCCATCGTCCCGTAGCGGAGCGCGTCCAGGCTGTGGTCGGCCTGCTTGAGCGGGGCGTCCTCGCCCTTCTCGGCCTTGGCCGGATCCCACACGTACCCGGGCAGCTCCTCGAGGAGGCCGCGGCAGCGGCGGTGGATCCGCAGCCGATCCGCCCCGAGGATGCTGCTGACGGCTTGGATGCCGTCCAGGACCCGGTTGTCGGCATCCAGGACGCCGGTGAGGCCGTCGCGGCGGAGCTGGGCCTTGAACGAGGCGGCGGAAGGGTCGACGGCGACCCACCGGGGGGCGATCGCCAGGCGCTGGTGGAGGAGGCGGGGGCCGGCCGTCAGCAGCCACATCCGCAGCGCGGCCGAGTACTCGAGGTCGGTCTTCTGCCGCATCGCCCGCGCGCTGTCCCAGCGCCACTCGTCAACCACCTGGAGGCGCGGGAGCCGCTCGTCGCTGATGCCGAGGAGGAGGGCGGCGAAGGGGTTGGCGGTGCCGTAGTCGACCCCGACCCACCACAGCTCCCGCATCGGGGGGAGCTGGTCGACCACATGGCGGGTCCCGTCGAACATGTCGTAGATGGCGCCTTCGGCGGCGACCCAGAGGCCGAGGATGAAGCGTTTGAACCAGACCCCGGCGTACTCCTTACGGATCTGGGCCTTGTACTCGCTGGTCAGATGCGGGTTGTCGTCCAGGGTGAAGTGATAGCGGGCCCAGGCGCGGTCACCGGCCATGCGGTCCAGGAACTTCTTCAGCCAGTGCACCGGGTTGTCCGGGTTGGTCGACGCGAAGAGGCGCGCGCCGGGGGGTGACAGGCGGGAGAGGAGCATCATCCACATGCTCTCGGGCCAGGTGGTGACCTCGTCGGCGTAGGCGCCGAGGATCGTCTTGCCGCGGATCTTGGTCTCGGCCTGAGCGTCGTTGGCCCCGACGAGCTGGACCGGGCGGCCGAAGATGGTGCACCACTTGGCCCCGCGGGTGTGCTGGAACAGGTGACCGGGGAGCATGCCGCGGATCAGCTCGACGGCGTTGTCCTCGATGGTCTGCTGGGTCTTGCCGATCATGACCAGCAGCTCGCCGGGCCCGGGGGTGACGTCGAGGAGCCAGAACAGCCACGCCCACACCGAGCTCCAGGTTTTGCCGGAGCGGACGGCACCTTCGGCGACGACCTTGGGCGCGGGGTCGAAGATCACAGCGAGCTGCTTGGGGGAGACGGCCAGGTCGTCGAGGAGCGCGCTCATGCCGGCGGCAGGCTCTCCCCCACCGGGCCCTGTTGGAGGGCCTGGTGGACCCGGCGCATGCTCTCGCGCAGGTCCACCACCACACTGACGTCCGGGTCGCCGCTCTCATGCCGCTCGGCCGCCAGATGCTTGTCGAAGGCGGTGGCCGCCGCGACCATCAGGTTCCGCAGATCCCCGGTCGGGGGCCGCTCCAGCTCATGCTCGTTGTAGGTGTTGTCGCGGCCGCCGAAGTTGAAGGCCAGGAACGGCCCCTCCATCTGGTCGAGCAACTCGTTCGCCTTGTCCAGGAACCGGGCCGACACGGCGGCGCGGCGGGCGGCGTTGTCGGCTTGGCGGGCCTGGGTCGCGTTTTTCGTTGCGGACCGGTCCCAGCTGTGACCAGCGGCTGCGCCGATGCGTTGGACGGTCTGGTGGCTGCGGCCGACCTCGCGGGCGATGGAGCCGGCGGAGCGGGTGGGGTCGGCGGTGATGAGGTCGAGGACGCGTTGGCGCTCGGCGTCGGTGACGGGGTTGCGGTCGCCGGGCACTCAGGCACCTCCTGCGGCGGTCATCGGGTGTGGCGTCCTGGGTCGGGGTCGGGCACGAACAGGCCCTCGGGTGGTTCGGGGCAGAGGGGGTGGCGGGCGCGGCCGCGGTCGTCGAGGGTGTGGCAGGGGTGGCCGCAGACGCAGCAGGTCCCGACCGGTTCGTCGGCGAAGGTCCATTCGGCGTGGGGGTGGCTTCCGTTGCCGTTCTCAGCTGGCGGGACCTGGCGCGAAAAGTGCGTCGTTCGTGCGTGCGCGTGTTCCTCTTCTCTTACTTGGGGGTGGAGGTGTGTGGGTAGTGCACTTTTCGTGTCAGGGGAATCCCCTGTTCCGCGCATAACCTGAACGATCAGGTCGACCAGGTCGGGATCGGACGGGGCGGCGAGCTGCCAGAGGCTCGGGGCCCACTGGCTGTCGCGGCTGCTGTCGTCGTCGTCGGGGCCTTCGCAGACGCCGATGGCGGCGAGCTCCTCGAGGGTGAAGCGGGCGACCTGGCGGTGGCATTCGACGCGGCGGGCGACCTCGGAGACGGAGACGGGTTCGCCGTGGGCGAGGATTTCCAGGGTGAGCCGGCGGGCCTGGGGCATGCTGTCGAGGGCGGCGCGGTGGCAGAGGGCCAGGGCCTGGTCGGCGGGCAAGCCGAGGCAGAGCAGGGCGCGGGCGAGGGCGACGAGCTGTTTGACGAGCCGTGGTGGTTCTTCGACGGTGGCGAGGCCTTCGATCTCTCGGCGGCCGTAGCCGGAGCGGGGGACGGCGGCGCGGCCGTAGCAGGTGACGACGGCGATGTCGACGAGGCCGCGGCGCAGCTCCTCGGGGACCTGGACGGTGGGGGTGCGGTCGGCGGCTGCGCCGACCAGGGCCTCGGCGAGGGTGGCGGCCTGGCTGCGGGCGTCGGTGAGCCGGGCCTGGCCGGCGCGGTGGCCCATGACCTGTTTGCCGGCCGCGCGGCGGCCGCCGACGCGGTAGTAGAGCCAGCGGGGGCCGAGGGCGTCGGCGTGGCTGGAGTACTGGTCGATGATGGGGGTGCAGCAGGCCAGCAGGGTGACACGGCCGCGCCAGGAGAGCTGTTCGGCGTGGTTGCCGAGGTCGCGGGTGACGTGGCCGTCGTAGGCGCGGCGGAGCAGCGCGAACAGCAGGTCGCGGTTGCCTTTGTTGCTCATGGCCAGCACGGTGGAGAAGTCGCCGATGGTGAGCAGCCCGCGCCTGCCGAGGCGGTGGAGGGCGCCGGTCTGGGTGGCGTTCTTGCCTTTGGTCCAGGACAGGAGCCCGGAGGCGGTGAGGTCGTCGAGGTGGCCGGCCACGCTGCCGAGGGCGCGGACGGTTTCGGTCTTCCCGGAGGAGGGGGGGCCGACCAGCATGCCCCAGAGGGGGTCGTCGTCGAAGGCGAGCCCACTGACGGCGACGGCGAGGGCAAACCAGACGTGGCCGGTGTCGTCGAGGTCCTGGTAGCTGGCGAGGATCTCGATGAGGTCGGGGACGCCGGCCGGCGGCGGCGGCGATGGTGGTGGGTGGGTCGTGGCGTCGGTCTCGAGGTCGAGGGGTTGGAGGTCGGTGAGGGGGTGGCCGCCGGCGAGGTGGTCGGCGGCGTCCTTGCCGGCGGCGGCCTGGACGACCCGCACGGAGGCGGCGGTTCCGGTGAGGGTGGCGGCGACCCGGCGGGCGTGCTCGATCCCTGGGGGGTCGCGGTCGGCGATCACGATGACGTGGGCGCTGTGGAGGGGCTGGGCGTACTCGGCGCGCCATTTCCCGGCGCCGCCGGGGTTGCAGGTCGCAACGGCGCCGGCGGCCTCGATGGCGTGGACGTCCTTCTCGCCTTCGGCGATGTAGATGGGCTCGCCGGCGGCCGCGGCCGCGATGACCCGGGGGAGGCGGTAGAGGACGCGGCGGGTGTCGTCGAGCTTCCAGGAGCGGCCCTTGGCCTTGGTGGGGTCGGGTCGCCACTGGGGGAACTGTTTGTCGGCGGTCCTGGCGACGGCGAACAGGAGCCGCCCGTCTTCGTCGACGTAGCGGTAGGTGGCGATGGCGGGGCCGCGGGGGGTCCAGGTGTCGTCGTCGGCCTGGTCGTCGCGGGGGAAGAGGTCGGCCAGGCGCAGGCCGAGGGCGTCGAGGACCTGGGTGGTGTCGCAGCCGGCGTGGCAGTGGAGGACGACGCGGCCGTCGCGGCCTTCGTTGACGCTGAGGCTGGCGCGCTGGTCCTGGTGGGCGGGGCATTGCCAGTCGCGGGCGACGCGGCGGCTGCCGTGGGCCTCGAGGGCGCTGGTGACCTGTTGGAGCGGGGTCACCGCGCTCGGTGGCCCCGTCGGGTGGCGGTGCGGGTGGTGTGGTGCATGCTGCTCCCCTTCTGTTCCGGGGGAGCCTGCCGTGCGCTACCCTTGGCGGTAGCAGGGACGGCGTGCTCCGTCCTAGGGGCTCCGGGCCGAGGTCGCTCTCGCCGGGGCCCCGTTGCTTTGCCGGTTCATCCTACCCCTCGGTCGTTCGGTGGGCGAGCATGAGCGTCCGGCTGCCAGACACGTGAGCCGAACACGGGAGTCAGCGACGCCGGCGCCGGCGTCGCCGTTGGGGGTCTGGCGGTGGCCGCAAGAGTGGCTGGTCGGTGGTGGTGCCGCCGCGGAGGGCGGCCTGCATCTCGTACTCGCTGGGGAGGGCTGGTTGGGGCTGGTGGGGGTCGCCGCCCGGGCGGTGCCAGGGCCCGGGCCCAGCGATGGGCTCGGGGTCGGGTGGTCGGAGCGGGTCGGCGAGGAGGGCTGGCCAGCCGTCGACGTGGGCGTCCGGGTTGAAGGCGTCGAGGGTCACGGGGTCCACTCCCACAGCCCGAGCGCGCCCCGGGCCGGGACCGGCCGGGGCAGGGGGTCGGCGTTGGCCAGGATCCAGGCGTAGCGGCCGTCGCTGTAGTCACCGAACGTCAGCTCGCGCCCACCAGGTGGCCGCCAACCCGAGCCAGTGGGGCCGATCCGGAGGATCTCGACCAGGTCCACGGTGGCCAGGACCTGCCCGAGTGGGAGGTCGAGGGCCTGCTGGGCGTGTCTCTCGCTGGTCAGGGCCGAGAAGAACGGCTCGTCGAGGCAGAGCGTCCTGGCCCAGCCGGGAAAGCCCTTGGCGGCATGAATGGCTAGCTTGCCTCGGTAGCTGGTCGACCAGCCGCGGGTCTCGATCCGCTTCGCCCCGATGGCCACGAGTGTGGCCCATGGCTGGGTAAGGGTGAGCGCCTTCATGACCCGGTTCCGTGCTGGTCGAGGACCTGGCGGGCTTCCTGGAGGCGGACGAACAGCTCCGCGTTCCCGCCGTCGCGGTCGGGGTGGAGTCGGGCGGCGGCGAGCCGGTAGGTGGTCGTGCCCTGGCCGTGGTGCCAGCCGTCGAGGACCTGTTGGGCGGTGACGGCGCCGCCGCTGTGGTCGGCGATAAACCGGGCGGCGGCCTCGACGCTCATGGGGCCGGTGGTGGGGGCGGGGAGGGCCTGCCAGCCGCGGTACTGCTCGCCGGTCTTGGTGATGCCGTGCCGGTCGACCGCCCGCAGCGCCTCCAGTGACAGCGCGATGGCGCGGATGTTGGCCTGGAAGTGGTCGTAGGCGTCGCAGGCGTACCTGAGCGGCCCGTGCCGGGACTCGAAGGCGAGGATGACCCCGGGGCCGCTGGGGCGGGCGTTGGCCCGGGGGAGGCCGTCCTGGCGGATCTCGCCTTCGGTGACGTCGACCTGGACGACGACCTGGCGGGCGTCGAGCAGGCGTAGTTCGCGCCAGAGCAGCTCGATGGTGTTCGGCCAAGAGGCGCGGAACCGGTAGGCGGGCATGCGGTCGCGCGGCTTGGTGGGGGTGCCCGGCCAGCTGTCGCCGATGGGGCGGAAGCGGGCGTTGGGCAGGGAGTAGCTCACGACCCACCGTCCCATCCGACCGGCTTGGAGGCCTCGACGGTGACCGTCGCGCCGAAGGATCGGAGCAGGTTGGCGCGCTGGACCGCGCCGCCCTTGGACAGATACAGCCGAGACCTCGGCCAGCTGAACGGCGCTGGACCCTCCTCCGGGTCGTAGGCGGCCGCTGGCGTCCAGCCGGGCGGCTCCCAGCCGGGCACGGGGAGGCCGTCGGCGTCGTGGGAGCCCTCGGGGTAGGTGACGACCAGGCGGTAGACGCGGACGCTCATCCCAGCCTCACGATCGTGACCGGGAACACGCCGGGGCCTGGGCCGTCGACGACCTTGGCGTAGCGCATCCCGTCCCATTCGCTGCCGGTGTCAGGTCGAGGTGGGAGCCAGCGCCACCACTCGTGCTTGACCTTGCGGAGCCGTCGGCAGCCGGCCGCTTGGTCGGGGTCGAGCCAGTCGACCTGGCCGTGCGGGTGGTCGGTGAACCAGCCGGAGCAGTCGTGGCGGCCGCAGCTCAGGACTGCTCGTCGCTGGGTGGCGGTCATGGTGTCCTGGTAGCTGATGTCGCCCTGCTCGCGCAGGTAGCGCACGGCTGCGGCCAGGAACGCGACGGGGGCGTGATGGCCGCGGCTGACCAGGTCCTCGCCGTCTTCACCCCAGGCTTCGATCTTGAGCGGGTGGACCTTCATAGCCGCCCTCCTACGTCGACGGTCTCGGCCAGGGCGGGCCAGTCGATGACGGGCTGGCCCTTGCGCGGGCCCTTCTTGGTGACCAGCTGGTGCAGCGCCGCCCGCTGGGTGGCGGGGATGGCGCAGAGGGGGTGGCCGTAGTGGTCCATGGCCATCGCCCTGAGCCACAGCGCATCGGCCTGGTTATGGTCGTGGCCCTGGTAGCCGAGCCGGCGGATCGCAGCCGCCAGGACCTCCTCCTTGCCGGCGTTCCCGCGGCCGGTGGCGTACTGCTTGAGCGTGGAGGGGGGGATGACCACGTAGGGGATCCGGCGCTCCCAGAACGCGAGGCGGAGGACGCCGCCGAGCTCGCCGAGCTGATGGGCAGCGTGGCCGCTGTCGTAGCTGTAGCCCTCCACCGCGGCCAGGGCGGTCCAGGCGGTGGGATCGTCGTGGAGGTCGAGGGCGGTGAGGACCTCGTCGCGGAGCCAGGCGAGCCGGACCGGGCCGCGGAGCCGCGTGGTGAGGGTCCGGGGGCCTTCGGGGGTGGCCAGACCCAGAGCGGTCAGCGAAGGGTCGCAGCCAACCACGCGGATCATGCCAGCACCCGCTCTCGCCGCTCCTGCGGCTGGACCAGCGTGCGCCGGCCCGAGGGCGCGTCGAACAGCCGGTCCTGGCCGGGTGGGGCCGGCTTGGGCGCCGGCGTGGGGTTGCGCCAGCCGGGTGGCTTGAAGTCGAGGCAGGTGACCCAGCCCTCGACCCGGTTGGTGGCGTGGTCGTTGACCAGCCAGCGGTCGACCCGCTCGCCGATCAACGCCTGGACGAGCAGCGGGCAGCCGTGCTGGCTGATGTCGTTCTGGAAGGGGAGGTCGACCAGGCAGGGCCGGAAGCACCAGTGTTCCTGCCACCAGTGGAACTCGGTGCCGTTGGAGAAGTAGGCCCAGCCTTCGCAGGCTGTCTGGCGGCAGTCGGGGCCGTGCTTGGCGCAGCCGCTCACGATGCCCACTCCTCCATCGCAGCCTTGACCGCGTCCTGGCGCTCACGAGTCCCCAGCTGGCCGACCGTGGTGTAGATGGCCGCCCTGACCGGCCGGGACAGTTGGAACCAGTGGGTGCGGCAGGCGAACAGCCGTCGTGAGATGCGCTGCTGACAGTCAGGGTGTGGGCAGGCCGTCGTGTAGCGAGGCTGATCCAGACGGTTCATGACCCGCCGTCCTCGTCGGTGGCCTCGTCCAGGTCCTCGTCGAGGTCCTCGGGATCGCCGGCGGGCTCGCTCTCGACGGCCGCGGCCAGCTTGGCCCGCTCGGCCTCGCCGAACTGGTAGCCGACCCCCTGGATGGTGGCGATGTACCGCTCGACCAGCCGGCCGCGCCAGTTGCCCCAGGTCCAGCGCATCCGGAACTCACCCTCGGCCAGGAACACCGCCCAGGCGGTCCGGGACAGGTCGTGGTCGGCGTGCTGGTGGAGGGTGAGCCGCCAGTCCTTGGTGGTGGCGTAGGCGTTCTTGACCTCGACCGGGTCGAGCTGCAGGAGCTTGCAGGCCAGCTTGGCCGCCTCAGACTCCAGCCGCTCGATCGCCACCGCGGTGACGTCGCGGAGCAGGAACTCGAGCCGCTCGGTGTCCCCGCCGAGCGGGAGGTCGCCGGCCAGGAGCTCGCCGAGGAAGGCGCCCCGGGCGGTGGCGGCCTTGCTCAGGGCCTTCTCGGCGGCCCTCTTCTCGGCCTGCTCGCGCTCGAAGGCCTCCCGCCGCTTCGCCTCCCGGGCGCTGTGCTCGTCCTGGCCGGCGTGCTGCTTGGGGTCGCGGCACATCCACACGACCTCGCCGTGCTCACACACCGCGGCCGCATGACACTTCAGCTTGGCGTGCTCGTCGACGGCCACGGTGACCTTCGGGTAGCCCCAGATGCAGCGCTGGTGGTCGAAGGCCTCGTCGAGATCCTCGTCCTCGCCCAGCTCCTGGTCCTCGAGCTCCGCCGGCTCCAACGGCCGGGGAGCCCGGTTGGCCCAGCCGCCCTTGGGCTCCTCCAGGATGGTGACGCCCTGGGCCTCGAGCTCGGCGCGGGTCTGCTCGCCGCGGCGGGCGGCCCGGGCTCGGTCGAGGTCCTCCTCGATCAGCTGGTCCAGGGACCGCCAACCGTTGGCGGGGAGCTCGCCGGCGACCTTCTGGCGGGCGAGCTCGGCGGCGCGGTCGGGAGCGCCGGCGTCGACGAGCTTGTGGAGCTCCTGCGCCTGCCCCAACGTGATTCCGCCGGAATCAAGCGCCTCCAGGGCCTCGACAGGGAGCTCGAGCAGGGCCAGGCGCTTGCTGATGGTGGCCTGGCTGACGCCGGTGAGGACGGCGAGGTCGCGTTGGGTGGCGCCGTCGTCGACCTCCAGGAGCCTGGCGAACGCCGCGGCCTCTTCCAACGGGGTGAGGTTGGAGCGTTGGACGTTCTCGACGAGCATGGCCGCGACCCGGGCGGGCTCGGTCAGGGTCTTGACCACGGCGGGGACCTGGGCGAGGCCGAGCTCGGTGGCGGCGGCCAGCCGCCGCGCGCCGCAGACCAGCAGGTACCGGTCCGGGTCCTCCGGATGCGGCATCACCAGGAGGGGTTCGAGGAGGCCGTGGGCCTCGATCGAGGCCTTGAGCTCGGTGAGGTCGCCGACCGAGCGGCGGGGGTTGTCGGGGGCGGGGACGACCTCGTCGACGTCGAGCATCGCCCAGGCGTCACCGCTGGGCTGGTCGTGCCAGCCGCCGGCGGGGACCGGGCGGGTGTCGGTGGTGGTCATGTGGTGCCTCCGGGGCTGGTCTGGCAGGCGTGGAGGCGGCACCCGCGGCCGCCGTTGAGCGCCGCGATGTACCGGTGGTGGACCTCGACCTGAGTTCTGGCGGCGGCCAAGTCGGTCTGGACCGCGCGGAGCTCGCCCAGGACCTCCAGGAGGTCGCTGATGGTCTCGTTGAGGACGGCCTTGTTGGGGTCGCCGGCGAACTGCCGCCGGCGGGCCTCGTAGGTGGCCTGCAGCTCCTGGAGGTTCAGCGTGGTGGTGGTCATGGGGTGGTGGTCTCCTTGGGGACCGGCTGGTGGTCGCGGTCTCGGGCTGGTTGGCTGTGGATGAGGACGGGCTGGCCGTTGGGGTGCTCGCCCCAGCGGACGACCCGGCCGCCGCAGGTTGCACAGACCCAGATCATGGGTCGGCCCCGACGAGCTGCTCGCGGCGCTCCTGGACGACCCGGCGCCACGCCTCAGCCAGCTCCTGGAACTCGCCGACGGTGGTGGCGTCGAAGCCGTGCTCCCAGGCCCACGTCCAGCTGTCGACGTCGGGGCCAAGCGCGACCGCGCGCATGAGGGCCTGGAGGCCGTGCTCGTACTCCCCGAACCGGCTACTCGGGGCGGCCCGGGTGTGGTCGAGCTGGGCGAGCACACACCCGCAGGCTCGGTCGGGGTGGTAGAAGCCCATCGACAGGTCGAGGTGCTCCAGGTCGAGGTGCTCATGCCAGCCGGGCCAGGCCCGGTCGAGGGCCTCGGCACCGGCCTCGACCCGGTCGGCGATCGTGGCCATCAGGCGCTCGCCCCCTCCCGGATCGGGTGGCCAGCGGCGTCCCAGAAGGCCTCGGCCCGGGCCAGTGGCTCCCCCGTCAGGCGCATGGCCTCCTGGAAGGTGATCCCCGGGAAGGCCTCGGCGGCCTCGGCCTTGAGGATCTTGGCAGCCTCGTTCGCGGACAGCCCACGCTCCCGCAGCGCGTCACGGCCCGTCCTGGCCTGCTCCCCCGCCGCCGGTCGTTCGTCGTGGGGTGGGCCGCCCTCGGGCCCGACCGACCGCATCGAATCGCGGGGGGAAGGGCCCGAGGGGGAAGGGCCGGTCCTCCCCTCCCCCTCGGGCGGCTCGGCGGCCCCGTTCCGGGTCGCGGTCGCGGCGGCCTGCTCCTCCCGCAGCCGCTCGGCCGTCAGCCCCTCGACCGGCGCCGGTGGCGGGGTGGGTTCGGTGCCATCCTGCAGCCACCCGGCGACGACCGCGGCCAGCTCGGCCCCGGGCCGGTTGATCACCTTCCCCGAGAGGGCCTCGCAGCGGGTCTTGGTGACGACCAGGGTGTTGTCGGCGTCCAGGTCCCCGACGATGTCGAACTCGTACTCCAACCCGTCCCGCTGCACCGGGGCGAGGCCGATCTTGCGGACCGAGGTCTTGCCG